GTCGAAGCGCTTGGAGCGCGAGGACTAACGCCCTTGACTCCCCCGCCCCTACTCCCGTAGCATAGCCCCTTTATTTTGTCTTGGCTTCGTCTGCGCAACGAAGCTGAAGCTCCTTCCCCCTCGGCTTGTCACCGGGGGGGTTCTTTTTTTGCGGGTTAGCGATAAAAAAATACAAAAGCCCTTGACTTGCGATTATTTCTTGCTACTAACCACTAGTTCCAATGGGTGTGGAAGTCGAGATGGTGACGATAAGCGAGGCGCAAAGGCGTCTCGGTCTGTCGCGCCAGACTTGGCTCCGCCGTCGAAAAGCTCTCGGTATTCGTAGCTACGGATATTCCGTGAATTGGATCGACGTAGTCCGCGCCCTCACCAACGAACCCAAGAACCAAGAAAGGAAAAGCGAATGAGCTTTTTACCGGAAAATTACAAACCCCCCTCCGACGCCGGAGGCTATATGAAATTCACCTCCGGCGAGAACCGCTTCCGCATGCTGGGCGGCTTTAGGGATACCCCGCCGGGGTGCGTCCACGGAACCGTAGGATGGATGACGAACGTCGACGGTTCCCGCAAACCCGAGCGCATCAAACCCGGCGGCGAGGTTGACAATAGCCGCTACGACGAGAAGGCGAAGACTTTTTGGGCATGCCGGGTGTGGTCCTACGCCAACGAGTGCGTCCAAATCCTCGACATCACCCAAAAGACGGTCCTGAACGAGCTTGTGAGCCTCGCCAACGATCCCGACTGGGGCGACCTGACCAAGTTCGACCTGATGGTCCATCGCTCCGGGGAAGGCAAGGAAACCCGCTACGGCGTGACGCCCAAGCCGGAGGCGGACCTGACCGAGGAGATAAAGAAGGCGGATGCCGACACCCCCGTCGATCTCTTCGCCCTCTTCAGCGGCGACGATCCCTACGAAACCGGCGGCGATCCAACGGCCCCGGTAAACTTCTAGGGTCATGCTACGGGACATGTCGAACGCCGAGTACCATGCGTCCTCGGCCCTCAACCAATCGACGGCGAAGGAGTTGGTCGATACCACGCCGCAACACGTCAGGCACAAGCTCGACAACCCGCCCGAGGAAACGCCCACGCCGTTCCTCGTGGGCGGGATGACCCATACCGCCGCCCTCCAGCCGCACCTCCTCGACGAGGAATACGGATGCCTGCCCGACGAAATCGACGGTCACGGCTCGCGGACCAAGTACTACAAGGAGGCGCTTGCGGACCTGCGCCTGTCCGCTCCGGGGAAGCGTTGGTTGAAGAGAAGCGACTACGACTTGTCGCTCTCGATGGCCTCCGCCCTGCTGGAGCACCCGATCCTGGCGCGCCATCTATCCGACTCCGAGGCTCTCGTCGAACAGTCGGGATTCTGCGAATGGGAGGGATGCGAGTGCCGGGTTCGACCCGACTTGCTTTGCCCGGACGAGGGGGTGGTCATCGACTTGAAGACCACCTCCTCCCCGGCCTCCAAGCGGTCGTTCACCCGATCAGTCAGGAATTTCGGCTACGCCTTCCAGAATTGCTGGTATCGGGAGATGCTCCGCACCCTCGGCCATCCTGTCGGAAAATTCATTTTCCTCGTAGTCGAGAAGTCCGGAAATCACGCCACCGCAGCCTATACCCTGTCCGGCTCGGACGTGGACGCCCAGCTAGGGCGCATGCGGGACGCCTGCAACTTATGGAGCTATTGCTCCGAGGTGAATGCTTGGCCCGGTTACCCGCAGGACGTGATCAACGTCGACCTCGCTCCACACGCAGCCGACGTTCGACGCCTCAGTCTGCGGGAAATCGATGCGCGCTTCGGGTGCTCCCCCTACATAGCCAAGAAAATCATAAGGTCGCACGAACTGGAAGTGCGCCGAATCGGCAACCGCCGCACCGTGGACGCGGGCGATTTCGCCGCCGCCCTGCGCATGCGCAACGCCGGGAAGTCGAACAACAGCAAGGAGGGCAAGTCATGAGCTACGTCTGCAGGCAGGAGTACCACAAGGAGGCAGACGGCACAAGCGCGTTGCTTTACTGCGTGGTGCCACGCGACCCCGATCCCGACCTATACCGCCAACCACTGCGCTCTGAAGACCAAGCCCTCCGCCTAGTCAACTATCTGAACGGCGGTTCCGGGCAACCTTTCGACTGGGATATGGAAGAAACCCCCGTCACCACCATCACCCCCGGCGCCACCGCAGAGGCGGGAAAGGGGGACGATGAAACTCAAGGCGTGGATACCGTGTAATCCCCCCCGCTCCACCGCCCAAGCGGCGAAGAAGCTGGCTATGATAGGCGGGAAGCCCCGCATGTATCAGTCGAAGGCCGGAAAGGCCATAGAAGCGGACTTCCTGTCACTCTTCATGTCCCACCGGCCCGACGTCCCCCTCGCCGGACCCCTCCGCCTGCGCATCCACTATTGCCTACCCCTCCTCAAGACCGAGAAGAAGGCAATCAGAGAAAGGACTTGGACCGCCCACGACCGCAAACCGGATGCGGATAATCTATGCAAGATGATGCTCGACGCATTAGGGCGACTGGCGTTCTGGGAAGACGATGCCCGCATAGTCCACCTCCAGTTCAAAAAATACCGCTCCGCTCAACCCGGCATAGCCATAGAAATAACCGAGATCAGTGAGGACGAAATAGGCCATCCGAACAACCTCTTCACCTAAATTGACCAATGAAGAAAACCACCATCAAGCTCACCGTCTCCACCCAAATGAAACAAGACCTCAAGAACGTCGCAGCCCTCTCCGGGGGGTCCGTCGCAGAGGTAATAAGGGGGGCCATTAAAGACACCTTATATACCCCTCGCATGCCCACGATCAACCCCACGCCTCGCGCGCGCCGAGTTTCAGGTTCTAAATACAATAAAAATAAAGAGGCAATGAAGAAAGAGGAGAGCGCCGCATCCGGAGTCCCGCTCCCCGCCGACTTCGCTCCCCCCGAATCCATCGCCCGCGCCGCCCGACTCGACCACCCCAAGACGCTCGCCGCATTCAGGAACGTCCACCTCGCCAACTCCACCCGATACGAGGATTGGATCGGAGCCTACCAATATTTCGTCCGCAACGCCGCCCGATCCGAGAAGTACGCCCACCTCCATGCGGGCCAACCCCTCATCCCACGCGACGAAAGAGTTTCCATCGGACCGGAAAAAGAAAATACGGACTAGTAGGTGGAGCCACCGGACCAGTACAACGCCGAACTCGGCGCCCTCGTCCACGCCCTGATAAGCGCGGACAACGCCGCCAAGGTTGCCGCAACCCTCCGCCCCGACGATTTTCTGGACGACGCTCACAAGGCGATATTCATCGCCCTCACCGACCTTGCCGCCTCGGGCCGACCAATCGACTGCATCGATCTGGCGCTTGCAGCGCCCGACGAATACGACCCCGAGGTCTGGCGACTGTACTCACTCGCTCAAGAAGGCAAAGCCCCGCTCCTCGACCAATTCGCCAAGCACCTCCTGGACGCCCGCCGGACGCGAACCATCAAGTCCGCCAACCTCGCCCTTGCCGACGCCCTCGACGACCCCCGCGCCGACCCCGTCGCCGCCCTAGCCGCATTCAACGCCGCATGCGCCTCTGCCGACGAAGACGGCAACGGCGCCGCCGGGTGCGCCGAGGCAATCGCAACCGCCCACGCCGAGTACCTCGCCACCGATGAAGGCGGTCCGAACGCCCTGCCGACCAAATTCAAAGACCTGGACGAAGCCCTCAACGGAGGTTTCAGGCCGGGGTGCATGTATATACTGGCTTCCCGTCCCGGCGTGGGCAAGTCCGCCCTCGCCCTCCACCTTACCCGCAAACTGGGTTCCATCGACCATCCGATAGCCTATGTGAGCCTTGAGATGTCAGCCGCCGATTGCGCCGCCCGACTGCTGACCGCCGCCTCCGGGGTGCAGCGACCATTCAAGCGCGGGTTTCTCACCGAGCGGTCGAAGGCCGATCTCGCCGCCGCCGCCGAATGCATCCGCCACTTTCCCGTCACCTTCATGGACGCAGCCGAGGCCACGATGGGAGCGATATGCTCCCGCTTGGCCCGACTTGCGCGCCGACCACGCCTCCTCGTGATCGACTACCTGCAACTACTCACCTGTCCCGGCCACGAGGTCCGCGCCGTGGAGGTCGGCGCCATTTCTCGTTCGCTGAAACAACTGGCGTTGCGGGAAGACCTACCGGTGCTCGCCTTGTCGCAACTCAATCGAGGTATGGAGCAGCAGAACCGCGAGCCGCGCCTGTCCGACCTGCGTGAGTCAGGCAGCATCGAGCAGGATGCCGATGCGGTCCTGCTGATGCACCGCCCTGGGACCACGGACACGGATGAACCGGTCGAGCAAGTACAAGTTGCCTTGAGAAAGAACCGTAACGGTCCGCACGCCGAGATCACCTTGCTGTTCGACAAGCCCTTCGGCAGATTCAGCGAAGAGGGCAAGGTGGGCGCGGTGGTGGATACGGAGGATCAACTATACTAGGTGGCTGAGATGCCCCTTAGGGAGGCATGCGTACCCCTAGAAGGCGTTTCTCCTTGGCGCGAGATAGATGACACTGCTCACGCGCAAGGCTTCCTGCGTAGGCTATGGGGGTTCACCCACGAAAACGCAGGCGGCTTGCGGCAGTATGCCGGTCGCCGCCCGCGCCACGGGAGTGCCGCCCCTGAAAGGGGGTGGCATTTTTGCTATTTTCATTAGAATCCGAATCCTATGGTTGTGTTGGTTCTTTGTTTTATGAGATTAACGTAATCGGGGTTGAGTTCGCAAAGCAGGGCTTTCCTGCCGTTGTTTATGGCAACCTTGCCCGTAGTCCCGCTTCCTGCGAATGGGTCGAGTATGACGTCGCCTGCCTTGCTTCCAGCCAATATGCACGGGGATATGAGGTCTTCGGGAAAGGCTGCGAAATGGGCGTCCTTGTATGGCTTGGTCGTTATCGACCACACGGAACGCTTGTTCCTCATTTCCCCAGTTGCCCCGCTTATGGAATTACACATGGGTTCACCCCTTCGATTGTCCGTTCGAGCGCCCCTGTCGTCCCCCGCATAGACGGCGGGTTCGGAGATAGCCTCGTGGTTGTAGTAGTATTTGGGCGATTGGCTGAACAGAAACATATATTCATGGGACTTCGTGCATCTGTCGGTTACTGGCTCAGGCATCGGATTCGGCTTATGCCAAATGATGTCCTGTCGGAGATACCAGCCGTCGGCTTGCAGGGCGAAGGCAACCCGCCAAGGAATCCCCACGAGGTTCTTGTCGGGCAACCCGCTTTCCTTTATGGGCGCGATTGACCTGTGCGTGTCCTTCATCTTGTTCATGGGTTGCGCGTCCGTCTTGGTTTCGCCCTTTTTCGTCCACCTTTGGGTAGAGTAGGTGTCACCCAAGTTGAGCCAAAGGGTTCCGTCCTTCCTCAACACTCGCTTCACTTCCTTGAATATACCAACCATTGCGTCCACGTAATCTTGGGGATTGGCTTCCAGTCCGAGCTGGGAGTCTATCCTTATCGCGCCGCAGTTAGGGCAGACCCCGTGGGGGATTATGTCCCTGTTGCCCGTTCCTTTGTTGGTCGCTTGCTTGGAGTCGGCGAAGTTCGTTTCGTAGGCAGACCTGTCGGCTAGGTGGTCGCAATCGGCGGAGCCACCCTCCCAAGTAGCGGTTCCGTAGTCACGCAGTCCCCAATACGGCGGGGAGGTTACGCAACATTGGGCATGACCATCCCCGACTTCCGCCAAGGTTTCCCTGCAATCACCCGTCAGTATTTGTAGCATCCTGTACCTTCCTTTTAACCTTTAATTTAGTTTTCGTTACTGGCTCTCCTAGAGCCTCCTTCATTGCGTTATTCGCCCTATCCACGATGTCCTTGAATTTAATGAAATCCTTGGTAGTCATAAATCTTGCCTCTCCAAAGCACGGGAATCCATTTATCCCCCGTGTTCCAAGTTGCGACTTGTAGTAGGCGTAGACATGTTCCGTTCCTTTCGGTGGTTTTCCCGACATTGCAATAGGGAGGAACACGAGTGCTCCACAACTCAGTATTTGGTCGCCAGTAGCGGTAGTTGCGAGTCGTTGCCTATCTTCATGGCCGTTCCTCCATCCCA